CCGTCTCGGGGACCACGACCACCGTCAATACAGAGACGATTGAGTTGGCGGACAACATCATCGTTTTCAACAGCAATGCCTCTGGCGCCCCATCGGAGAACGCGGGAATCGAAATCGAGCGCGGTTCCTCCACAAATGTTCTTCTTCGCTGGAACGAGACCAGCGACAAGTGGGAAATAACCACGGACGGAACAACCTACGACAACATAGCAACCGAGACGTACGCCGCATCGCTGACGCCAGCAACGCTAAACGATATTGGTGATGTCACAATTACCAGCGCTGCCAACGGCGAGTTCCTGAAGTGGAACGGCTCCGCGTGGGTTAATGCCTCGATTCCGACAATCAACACCCTTGATGATGTCGGCGATGTCACCATCACATCTGCGGCTTCTGGCGATTTCCTCAAGTGGAACGGCACCGCGTGGGTAAACGACCCCATCAACCTTGCAACCGACACGGTTGGAAATTACATGGCAGATGTTTCGGCAGGAACGGGCATCTCAGTAACCCACACCGCAGGCGAGGGTTCAACAGCCACCATCGCCGTCGGCGCAACAGTCGTCCAAACGACCGATACTGGCACGGTAACTTCTGCAATGATTGCAGATGGCACGATTGTCAATGCCGATATCAACGCTTCTGCGGCAATTGATAAAACGAAGATTTCAGGAACCGCAGTAACCGTTGCTGATACCGGCACAGTAACCAGCACAATGATTGCTGACGGCACGATTGTCAATGCAGACATAAATGCTTCGGCTGCGATTGAGTTGGGCAAATTGGCAGATGTGTCAACCAATGCGCAGACAGACAGTTACACACTCGTGTTGGCTGATAAAAACAAAATCGTAGAGATGAACAAGGCTTCTGCAAATAACTTGACAGTTCCGCTAAACAGTTCAGTTGCATTTGCTGTTGGTTCACAAATCAACATTCTTCAAACTGGTGCTGGCCAGACAACAGTTGTCGCAACCAGCGGCGTAACAATTAATGCAACTCCAGGTTTGAAACTTAGAGCTCAATGGTCATATGCTACGCTCATTAAGCGAGCAGAAAATACTTGGGTTCTCGTTGGAGATGTGTCAGCGTAATTTATGGCCGGTAGAACCAATCCGAAAGATACTGGTGGCAAAAAGCCAACAACGCCAACCAACGTTTCTGGCACCGCCGTAGCCCAAACCAATAACACAGCAGGAAATAATGCTCAGCAAGTCAGTGTTGCTTTTACTGCATCAACATACATTGGCAAAGGAACAGTCACCTATACGGCAACAAGTTCTCCAAGCGGGCTTACAGGAACCGGCAGTAGTTCTCCAATAACGGTTTCTGGATTGACTGCTGGAACAGCTTATACATTTACTGTCAAAGCCACTACAAACTATGGCGTTGCATCGGATGATTCAAGCGCATCGAGTTCCGTAACCCCACCATACTTTCCTCCATTTTTCCCACCGTTCTTTCCTCCATACTTCCCGCCGTTCTTCCCACCGTTCTTTCCGCCGTACTTTCCACCATTCTTTCCGCCCTTTTTCCCGCCGTACTTCCCACCATTTTTCCCGCCCTTTTTCCCGCCGTACTTCCCACCATTTTTCCCGCCGTTCTTTCCCCCATACTTCCCACCGTTCTTCCCGCCGTTCTTTCCCCCGTTTTTCCCTCCATTCTTCCCGCCGTTCTTCCCCCCGTTTTTCCCTCCATTCTTCCCGCCGTTCTTCCCCCCATACTTCCCACCGTTCTTCCCACCAGGATTTAAGTGATACAAAATGGAGACAACCATGACAGCAACAACCGTAAATGAATTTATTTCTAAAACAAAATTGCAAAATGGAGTTCCAGAAATAGCAAAACATTGTGTATCGGAATCGATTAAAAACGACACAGAATGGCACGAGCGCATATTGCCAGTTTCTATTTATGACATTAAGTTGTCCTCTGCTGACGGAAAAGAATCAGATATTTTGAGTAAACAAAAAGGCAAAGTGACACTTGTATTTAATGTTGCTGCTGGGTGCGGGAACATACCGCAACACTCAGTCATTGAAGAACTTAACCAGATGTATAAACACGAACCAAATTTTAATATCATTGCCATAGTTGTTGACGACTTTGTTTGCCACGGATATCCAGAATTTCAAAATGGACTGATGGCCTATGCAGAACAAAATAGTTTAAATCTGACCCCAGGAGAAGTGGCAAAAAAATATGCTGAAGACAATTTTGGAACCACGTACAAGTTTTCCGAATTAACAAATGGAAGATTTGATAAACACACTTATGACCCTGGCTACGTTCCGGGGAAAGAAAAAATTCAAGAACAACATGAACTTTGGTGGTATTTGACAGGGGCATACAAAGCAGACCTTCAGCCAAATGGTGTTCCATACCACAATGAGGTAATACCTTGGTCATACGCAGAAGAAATGGACGAAAGCGGTCAATTGAAACAACCAGAAAAAATAAAAGCTTTTGACCCGTTGCGTGGAAATTTTGAAAAGTTTTTGATTGATAAAACAGGAACAAGAATAAAAAGATACGCAAACGGATTTCTTCTTGGGGAAAGAAACATCAATGGGGAAACATTCCCATGGATTACAGAGTCTTGGACCAATGATGGACGTCGAAACCATAATCCAAAAATTGACCCCTCACCAGAAAACGAAGATGCATACAAGGCATATGGAGATAAATCATGGCCAAATCTTCTTCAAAGAAAAGGCATTGAAGTATCTCTTCATATAATTAGCAAAGATATAGAGACATTTCTTGGCAAGTAGATATGAACGCCGGAGCGGCAGACCCAAATAACATTGTCATCGTTCGAAATTTTATTTCAGCTGACGACTTGAGCAGACTATACAAATACTGCTATTCCATCAACGAGTGGGAAACATGGTCAGCTGGTGGTGAAGACAAAATATCAACAGCAAAATACATGAAAGCCAAAAACCCAGAGCTGTATGACACGATGAAGGGTTACGTTGACGAAATACAAAAACAAATTGAGTTTAAATTTGGTAGACCATTAGAACCAGCTGAAGCAGGAGTACGTAGATGGGATGTCGGAGAAGAACAGGGACTGCACGCAGATGGGGAAAACCGCGATGGCAGTCCAAATGGCACATATATTGTGGACTATGGTTCGGTCATGTACTTGAACCAGAACTTTATTGGTGGAGAGATATATTTTCCTCAATACGAGCTTGAAATTACCCCAGAAGCTGGCATGTTAATCTATTTTCCATCCAGTAGATACTACCTACACGGTGTTAGAAAGATACTCCAAGGAATCAGATACACATCGGCGCATTTTTGGGTTCCCGAAAAACACAGAAAGTTAATTAACAATGTTATTGGGAAAACCTAAGCTCTACCATCTTCATATTCCAAGGACGGGGGGGACAAACATACTGTATGCCATGCAGAAGTCTTTTGGAATCGATGCCAACATGGCTTGGCCGGGGATATTTGAATTCATCTACAACCATGAGAAATTAAAAAATAATGGATTTATCTCTGGTCATTTTGCTTTAAATCCCATACTCCAAAATCACGAGATAAAAACATTTTCTGTAGTTCGCGAACCAATTGACCACTTTATAAGTGTTGCGGCATATCGTGCGGCCAGCATCAATAAAGAATTTAACAACAAGACACTGGATGCATTTCTTGAAGAATATCAATTATTTTGCTTCTCTTCTGACGTTTTTGGATTATCTGGAAACCTTCAAACAAAGCACTTAACATGCAGATTGATAAATTTTTGCGAACTTTTCACGGATAAAGATGTTGCTGAACTTAAGACAACCACTGGAACTGTAGGCAATATTGAAGAATCAATAATTTTCGAAGAAGGTTCATTTCCAGCTGATGAGGCTGAGTTGTTAAAAAAAATAGAAAATATCAAATTATTCAAGTTTTATGAGAGAGATAAAATAAATAGCTATTTGCATCAAGTTCTAAATAATGTGTTTGGAGTGCAATTCTGTGGTATTAGCAAAAATCAGGTCAATTCTTCGGTCAGAAATATGATGATGCCCAGCCCACAGCAAATTAGAGAAATTGAAAATAGGTGCAAAATGGATTTGATATTGTATGAGCATGTCTGCTCCGTCAATAAATAACGAATCCCCATGGAATATTAAACCTGGGCATTTTGGTAGCGGACCAGAGAATATTCACATTCTAGAAAATTTTATCGACCCAACTGACTTAAAAATAATTCATGACTTTTGCCCCACCATCAGCGAGTGGAATAACGAGGCCGAAAGCGTGTATGCAGAGGATGGGACATGTCTTTATAACGCCGATTACTGGAATGACAGACAGTGCAGCAGTGACATTTTGCTGCGACTTAACCCAGCAGTACATGCCCTAGTAGATAAATACATCTACAAAATGAAAGAAACTATTGAGTCCATATTTGGGGTTGAGGTGTCGGTCCGTCCGCCGGTAATCATGAAGTGGCGTCCTGGCATAGAACAACAACCCCACGCAGACAAACAGCTAAATGACGGGCGCCCAAATGCATTTGTCGACTACGACATAAATACGCTTTTTTACTACAACGATGAATTTACCGGTGGAGAGCTCTACTATCCACAGCACAATATAACCGTGCGCCCCAAGCCTGGTCTTGCAGTTATCCACCCAGGTGATGTGAATTACCTGCATGGGGTCAAAATGATTACGTCTGGAGAAAGATATACGACCCCATCGTTCTATACGGTTGTATAGCAAATGTCTTCCGATAAAAGCAGAAAACTAGACGGTATTTATCAAGTTTTAAACTTCATCAACCACGATTCTCTCGAGCTTATTAATCAATTGTCGGTTGATGTGAAAGAATCGCTTAGCCCACAGAAAATGAAAGAAGAAGGCTATTCAGAACTATATAACACTATTCGTGTTGAAACAATGGCCGCAGGTAAATTGATTGAAGACTCCTATAACGTAAACCTCAACTGGTCCGTATTTCATCCGGGATTTTTTGTCAGGCGGACAGACAACCACGAACCAGAAATACACGCCGACAATGAAACCCTTGACGGGAAACCAAAACCAAATTTTGAAAATTTTGACGTATCCGGAGTAATATATTTTGGCTCAGAGTTCGAAGGGGGCGAGATTGAGTTTGTCAACAAAAATATAAAAATAAAACCAAAAGCTGGCAGTTTGATATTCTTTCCGGGAGATGCCCGATATGCCCACTGTGTGCATAGGGTTGTTTCTGGTGTTAGGCTTTCCTCCGCAATGTGGTTTGCAATTTTGGATTAACGATTAACAAGGAGAGAAAAATGACAGAGATGCTTTGCCCAGACATTCAAGTTTTTCATGTCGACGACCCACGTTTTGGAATTATTCTCTACAGAAACGCCCTCAGCGAAAAAGCAAAAAATGTAGTCGAAAGACTTGAAAAAACAATTGGTGAAAGCACAACCGCTCCGTACATGTGGATGGAAGCCCTTGTCGGTGACCAAACAAAAATGCCAGAATATAGAGATTGCCACGATTGCAAAATTGGGCAAGCACACGCAGATAATGCTCAGGATGAATTTTTAGAAATAAAAAACATTTATCATGATGTTTCCGAATCCTTAAAATTTGCGCTAGCCGATTACGAGGCAAGATACAACATAAAAATGGATTTTATGGAAGCAATTAATTTCGTTAGATACAAGGAAGGCGAACACTTCAGCGTTCATACGGACCATGGTTTTTCATATACCTGCACAGTTTCCTCATGTCTTTATTTGAACAGTGGCTACGAAGGCGGAGAATTGTATTTTCCAAATCTCAACATCACAATTAAACCAGAGTTTGGCGATAACGTGATTTTCCCATCGACATACATATATTCCCATGGCGCCAAACCAGTCACAAGCGGCACAAAATACGTTGCCGTGACAATGTTTGACTACAACGACAGAAACCACAAGCATGGATATGGCGAAAATATTGATGGAACACCGGCCACGCCCGGCGCAGGAATACCTAAATACACCCCAGGGCAACTGGCGGTTCCAAAAGGATGACAAAAATAGGGCTGTGCCCATCTGGACAAAATCCGCCAGCAATCAAGCAGGCTGGCATAAGGCGCAACTGGATGGATGACACGCACAAAAAACACGCATATCAATGTCTCCCCGTAACTGTTTCCAATGTGAGTGGCTGGGAGGTGCAACTAAAAGAAGAAGTTGTGGTCATTTGGGATGGTGGGAACACTGTGCCGCGAGTCATCAAGGGAGAACTTTCGTCAGACGGATTCCGTCAGGTCCAACAATCAATTATTGGAATGGTATCTTTTACACTTGGTTGGATAATAAAAACAGAACAGCCGTACTCGACGGTCATTTCTGGGAGCCCGAATTATTTCCCGGATGGAGCAGTTGGTTTGACTGCCACCATTCCTACGTGGTGGTGGCCGGACGAAGTTCAAATGAACTGGAAAATTACAAAAGTTGGCGAAGAGGTTGTTTTCCCTGCCGGCTCTCCAATTTGTTTTTTCACCATACAAGACGATGGATTGCTGGGTTCTGTGGAATTTGAATCATTTAACATTTGGGAAAATAAAGAATTTATTGACAGAAGGGTCAAGTACAGTCAAGAAAAAGCAGAAAAATCCAGAGAGTGGATTTGGTCCAAGGGAATCAAAACCGGACTCGACTCTGATGGACAAAAAATAGGTCCGGAGTTCATGGGTATGCCCAAACTCGCAGAGCCGCCACTGCTATAATTGACTGTAATTGCACCAAAGTATTGGAGAAAATATGGAATTCACAACACAGCTAACCAATAATGAGAAGCGTGGCATTTATGAGAGAAGCTTGCGTGATGCCGAGAAGTTGTTGTTTGACCGTCTCATCTCACATGGTGTTGACCCAGACACATTTGACCTCAATGCTGAACACAAATTTGATGTTGATAACCTTAATGACTCAATCACTGCCGTCCGTTTGATAAGGCGAAAGCTTGCTGAGCTAGGCTAACTCAATGGACTTTAATCGAGTAAGTCCACAAGCAAAAATTGCTGCGGCCTATCGGCTGTTGCAGCAGCAGTCAAATAC